CCCCGCTTTCGCGGGGAGAGGACCGGGCAGGTGAAAATCCTGCAACTCCTCTGTTAAGAGGATATACCGGTCTCCAATTTTGGTCCTTCTAACCGTGGCTTTCCCATCGGAAGAGCCGCATAGAGTGAGAATATGCTAATAGCAAGAGCGCCTCTCAGTACGTCAGTAATCGACTCCAGAACGTTTACGCTCTGGCGTGCGTCCGGTACCGCGGGTAATCCCGGGACTGGAACGCCGTCGAACCCTTCAACCGTCACTACTCGTGCCTACTATCAAAGTGGGCATAAGGAAGGAGTGGTTGACACTGAGTATACTGAGAAGCTAGCGCAGGGTAGGCTACTGGCAATGACGCCATGGGTAAAGTTCGAAGAGGAGTTCCAAGCGAGCAACCATAAATTGGATTGTTCGTCGGGGACCGTCTCTCCTTACTATAGGTACTGGATTAAGGATACACCGGAGCTTTGGCTCTGGTGGAATCACACTCCAAAACCGCCCTGGTGCAAAGACCGAACCTACTTTGATAACCTAGTCCCTAATCAAGACTATGGTTATTATGTCCAAGCCGCAGCTGCAAGGATTTACAGCAGTGGTTGGGATGCGCTTACCTTCGGTGCAGAACTCTCCAAAACCGTAGCTATGTTCCGCGGCATGTTGTCGCGGTGGATGGCCCTAGTCGTTAGGTCCCTGAAAGGGGATCCGAGCGGCTTTGCCCGCCTCTGGTTAGAGGCACGGTACGGATGGAGAACGCTATTCTATGACATGCAAGACATAGATAAAGCGATTAAAAATCTGAACGAAGGGCGTAAAAGATTCCGTGAAACTGCTGGTAAATGGGCAGATCCCGTGGTTGAAACCACGACCTACACAAATACAGCAGCCTGGGGCACGTTGACGGCATCTGTCACGAGTACTATGAAAATTGGTACACGCGGCACCGTGGTAGCGGATATAAACCCGCCACAACTGATGTTTAACCCTTTGACGACTAGCTGGGAGTTAATGACTTTCAGCTTTGTTATCGATTGGGTGATCAACGTGGGTCAGTTCCTGGAATCCCTCTCGTTTTTAGCCTTACAACGGGAGTACGTGGCAGCGGGTGGCGTTTCCATAACCTACGATGCCGTGCAGACGAGTTCATACTCGCCTTCATCTGGCTTCGGTGGTACGTGGAAACTAAACTCGCACTACAGTGCTTCCTATGTAAAACGTATTCCTCACTCGGTTAGTCCCATTCCGATGACCAAACTCCGACTTGATGAGTACAAAGTATTAGACGTAGTGTCAATCTTTGTAACTTGGCTTGTTAAGGCGGAAACAGTAAGACTCGCAACTAGGAGATAACTCCATGAGCAAATCGATACCGGAATCCGTCTTAATAGACACCATGGGGTGTGTAGAAGACGTTGCCACTTCAATAGTGCTAGCTACGAAGGACCAGAATGGTCCTGCGTATGAGGCGTGGGCCCGAAACGTAGAAATACGTTCCGACCGCGGCGAACTGGCACTTATCGCGATTTCCCTACTTTCCCGTGTACTGAAAGGTACTGGGAAAGATCAGGAGGCGCGATCCGAGGCGGCATATAAGGCAGTAATAGACCTCCTTGAACAGGAGTTCGATGTACCGCTGAATGACGTCTTTCAACCACAGACCACGGGGTCCCTCTTTGACCAGAACGGGGAGTGCGCATTGTATACGTACTCTTCCGAACAGGTTATGGAGGCTTTAGAGGCGTTACGCCAGGTAAAACGTGTCATTAATCGTGACATGAAGTCCCTGGTGTTTTGCCTGCCAAGTCGTACGCGTAAAAACCGTACGAAAGCAGCCAAAGGCTGCGACGCTTCCAAAAAGGAGCGTTCTCGTCAATCGGATCATAAATCACGAAAGGAGAAGTGAAATATGGCAGCCATGAGCACTGCCCTCACTGAGTTGACCGCAATTGGTAACTCGCGCACGTACTACTACACAGGGCATACTGCCCTGAAGCCGAAGTTGGTGATCCAGCGGAAGCGCGTGCCAACGGGGAATCAGAAAATTGCTGAAGACAGCTGCAAAGTTGTCGTCGCAACGACTGATGCCTCGACCGCCGTTCTGGCGGAAAAGATCTCGTTTGAGGCGATCGTCCGTAGGCCAGTCGATGGACTGGCTGCGGACGTGACCGCGGCCCTTGCCACCTTCCGCGACGTAGTCGCGGGAGATGAGTTCGGATCCGTGGTCACGGCCCAGAACTGGCTGAAGGCTTGATCCGCGATGGGGAAGAATTTCTTTACTTCCTCAAAACGGCGCAAAGCCATCCTAAAGGGCGTTGGATACGCCCTTCTGGTGGCCATTCTGAGCTCCGTCGGGATCCACGTGAGCGACATTGAAACCCAAGCAATAAGCAAGGGCCATTTGCCGTTTACGTTGGAAACTTCCGGTAAACCCGTCTCAAGAACCTGAAAAGGTTAAGCGAGGATCCAATAATGGACTTTGCACAAATTAGCTACGACCTATGTCGAGCATTTGTTCGAGATCATCAGGCCCTGCTAGGTGATGAGGTGAGTACCAAGATCCTTGGATGGATTCGAGGTAGAGACCTCCGCTCCCTAGCATCCTGCTGTGAATCCCTTAGCGCGGACCCTGCATTGCTTGGGTCCGATGTCTACGGCGTCCTTAGACAAATAGAGTCGTTCTTTAAAAAGAACGATATCTACACCGATCCGATAGTGGCTCGGCAGACTGCGGTCGACTCTTTCAACAGAGCTGAACGCATATGTCGAATTACAAACCGGCGGCTTGACTACTATTATCGACAGCGCGATCGTTTAGATCCCGATCTGTCGTTTTGGTTGTACAAAGCCGAGGAGTGGATTTCGAACGTCTTAGGGCCGTTTGACAGATTTTTCGAGGATCTTCCTCGATTGATCCGGTTCACATCAGGAGCCACCGCTTCACACTCTAGACGCGAAAGTGCGCCGCACCGAAAGGTAAAACTAACGATGCAGTGCACTGAAAAGGCTAAGCCCTATGTTGTTACCTTGGCCCGACATTTCGGGTATCATAGGTTTCGACCGGGCCGCACCTTTGCGAATAGGGTAGAATTTGTCCCTAAGAATTGGAAGACGGAGAGAACTATCGCGTGCGAGCCAGAGGGAAACCTCCCTTTGCAACTCGCGTTCGACAGTTACTCAAAAGATCGGCTCCGCAAGTACGGAGTTGACCTGTCAGACCAATCTCGGAACCAAGAGATGGCTATTGAGGGATCGAAGACTGGCAGAATTGCCACAATTGACCTCTCGATGGCGAGTGATACGTTGGCCTTTAACGCCGTAGCCTGGCTCCTCCCGGAGCCATGGTTCAGGTATTTGGCCGACGTTCGCTCTCCTTTTGGACGCCTTCCTGGCGGCCAAATTTTGAAGTATGCAAAGTTTTCCAGTATGGGAAACGGCGCTACCTTCGCTTTGGAGACTCTTGTTTTCGCTTCCGCATGCTACGCAGTAGGGAGTAAGACCTTCGCTGTTTACGGTGACGATATCGCCATCGAAACAGATCTGGTACCTGACCTGCTGCGTCTACTGCGTTTCCTTGGCTTCATCCCGAATCCTCAGAAGACTTTCACTTCAGGACCCTTTAGGGAATCCTGCGGAGTAGACGTCCATGGAGGGAAGAACATTACACCTTTCTATTTGCGTACGTGGTCGGGCCTAAAAGCCCAATTAAGCCACAACGTAAACGGTTTGGTCGCGTGTTCTAAACCCGACGGGCATGTGTGGAAGATTTGTCGAGACTTGTCCCGACGTTTCAACCTACAGCTCGTTCCGGAGAATGAAGACAGTATGAGTGGCGTGCTTATAACGGCGCACCATGCATACTCCAAGGGTTTAATCAGGACAAACCGTCGAAAAACGATGTACATTCCACATTTCCGGGCTTACAAGCCCCGAAGTGGTACGCGTTTCGTTGGCGACTCTCGAACCTTGTTTTTGTGGTACCTTGATCGGTACCGCATTAGGCAAGAGAGAAGCGACGAGATGGAACTGATTAGAAGTAGGGCACCAACTTTCAGCCATAAGTATGTGCGAAAGTGGGTCCGCTGGAGGATAACTCCGCCAGCGGTGGGGGC